AAGCTCTTTGTCCCGCTTATCACCCTGCACAATTTGTGCACGATCGAGGATGGCAGGTTACGGTCCGGCCCCATCATCCCGTGAGCCGGCACAGGCGCAACTATAACGCCAGCACGGGTTAAGGCTTCTGCCATTGCGCTCATCGGTTCACTCCCCGCTCAGCCCCCAAGAGGGTTTTTCCCCAGCCCCCCTCGCTGGCCAGAGGCAGGCCCGCGGCCCAGGGCGGCACGACGCTGAACTCATGGTTCAGCAGCTCGTTGAACTCGTAGGCGATGTCCTTGGACACGATGTAATCGTGCGAGTCGTACGTGCTCATGAACGGCCGCGCGCCAGTCTCACGGTAAACCCTGAGCATCGCATCGGTGACCACGATGCGGGCGAGCGCCTGGGTGACGTTCTCGATCAGCTTGGCGCCATATATGCGCTTGGTCGATCCATACGGGTCGTCGTAGACCATCGCCGGTCCGGTGGTGTCCGGGTCGACGATGTTGCGCAGCTTGGGATACTGGATCGCCATCGAGTTGGGCAGGTACACGCAGCGATCGCCCAGCTCGACGGTATCGGGAAACGCCGCCACCGCCTCGCCGCTCGCACGGATCATTCGATGCAGCGCCTTGTTCCCCGCCCGCCACAGCACGGGGATCTCGCGATACTCGGCCCGGTAAAACCGCACCAGCTCGTCGGCCTCGTTCTCGGTAAGCGCCACGCTCACCCCGCCGGTGCCGATATAGAGGGCGTGGCGGAACTTGGGCGCGCCCGCGCCATAGCCCAGGCTGAGGATCGCCGTCTTGCCGGTGAACCTTCTCAGGGTGTCTCGCTTGGTGACCGTCTCACCATAGAACTTCGTGGCGAATTCGGAGTAGATATCCCGCCCCTCGGCGAAAGCTTGCGTGAGAGTGTCGCACCTGGCCAGCCAGGCGAGGATGCGCGCCTCGATCTGCGAGGCATCGCGGTGCACGACGCGGTAGCCCTTGGGGGCGGTGATCGCGTCCCTGATGGGCGAGCCGCGTCGGAGGTTGGCGAAGTTATACCCGCCGTCGCCGGCGAACCGTCCGGTGTGCGCGCCATAGTACCTGTATGGGACGGGCATCCAGTGCGTGCCCAGCCGGCCCCAGTCGCGCTGCGCCAGGTTGAGCAACGTGGCGGTGCGGGTCTCCTCGATGGTGGACTTGGCGTTCACCCGGCAGGCCAGCACCGCCTGCACCTCGGTGGGTTGATCGGGGTCGGCGCATAGATCCTTGAACGCGCGGTCGTTCTTGGCCAGCGCCCAGGTCTCGCTCCCCGTGGCGGGGGAGATCTTGGTCGGGGGGTCGATGCCATACGACTGTAGTAAATCAGCGAACTTCATGTTCGAGCTGAATATGTCCCGATCGATGTGGGACACCCGCGCGAACGCGGCCTCTCGCTCGGCACGCACCAGGTTCAGATGCTCTGCCAGCTTCATCGGATCGAGCTGTGCCTGGGGTTCGATGAACATGCGCAGCGCGAGGTCGATTACCATAAGTTCGCTGTGCGGGAAGATCTTGATAAGTCTATCAAAGATCGTGCGGCATAGGTCCGTGTCGTGGGCGCAGTAGTCGGCGTATGTGACGAGTTCGTCGGGCGTGAAGTCGGCGCGCGCGCGTCCCATGGCAGCGACTACTGCATCGCCTTTAGGCGGCAACCCAAAATGTTTGGCTAGTGCCGCAAGCGAACTGCTGCCCAGCACCGGGTGGGTGATCGCGCGCGCCATGCTCATGGTGTCGAGGTAGATCCCCGGCGTCTTGCCGTAGTGCCACGCCAGTATGGCGCCGTCGAAGCGGGTGTTGTGTGCTAAGAGCGCGTTGTTCTCCCAGTCGATCCGCTCAATCGCGTCGCGGACGCCGCGCCCGGTCAAGACCCTGGTCTCCGCGTCACCCTCCTTGATCGCGCACATGATCACTTCGAAGCGCGGATCAAGGACATAGTCGGTCTCCGACATGCGCTTGAGCGAGTAGTCCTTGCTGTAAAACGTCTCGAAGTCGATCGTGACGATAGCCATATGGGTTGCGCCTCACTCGCTATTCGAACTGTAGTATTTGCTCGGAGGAAAGCAAGTAGGAAATCACGCGAACGTCCGGTCGCCCTCGACGGGCTCCCAGTGCTCCAGCTCCGCGGTGAGCTTCTTGGGGTCGTGTGAATAACTCGCGAGCACCATGCCGGCGGTGATCGCCGTGTCGGCGGCATGTATCAGTTTCGCGTAGCTGTTAATAACATCCGGCTTGGGTCGATAAGATTTCAACGCCCGTGCAGGTGCGCGGAACCGCTCGGACCAGGTATTATATAATTCACGATCATGCCGTTGACGCTGCAGCCCGGCGTCGCTGTTTATCAGTGTCGTGAGAGTTGGCCAGATCTGGTGCAAGTGCGCGCACGTCGGCGCATGGTTGTGCATAATCTCACCCACGGCGCGAATAACAATCTCATGGAGGCGTTTCTGGCGGATCACGCGATTGATCCAGGTCACCAGTTCGGCCCGTGATTCGGGACTCACACACGAAAGCTTGGGCACCAGGTAGTGTTGCTCAGTCATGGAAAACTTCGTGGACGCGATGCCGAAGTGCGTGCTCCGGTCCACCACCACCCATTCGGGCAGCACCAGGGACACCACCGCGCCGCGGCGCAGCTCGGGGAGCGTCTCCCTGAGGAACGCCACCCGGATCTGGCGGTGCTTCTCGATGGTGCGCACGCCCTCATTGATGAGCTTCTTCAGGGTATCAACGCGGTCCTCGGGCATGATCGCGTACTGGATCTGCATCGAACTCAGTGGGAAGTCGGCACGGGCGTAATCCAGCGCCCGGTTGGACAGGTGGATGGCGCGGTTGATGATGTAGGATCTCACCGCGCCGCTGATCGGCCAGTTCGGCATAGGTTCTCACTCCCGTTTACGACAGTCGTAGCTGATAGTTCGCCTAGTGGGCCAAGCTACTCAGTCCCCCTTGATCCGCACCACCTCGCCCCACGGCACGTTGACGTCGGTCGTGGCCGCCCAGACCACCGGATACACTGGTGCCTCGGCAGGGAATACGCCCAGCAGGTCGGTGCAGTATATAAGAGCCTCGGGCCTGAGCTGGTGTTCCGCTACATAATCGAACACCGGACGGAAATCGGTCCCGCCGCCGCCCTTGATGCCCTTGGCGCGCAGTCCCTCGAATTCGTCCAGGGACGTGACCTCGTCCACCTGCGAGACGTCGGCGTCACACCCGATCACCACGATGCGCCTGGGCTTCACGTCAGACAGTATCCCCGAGACCTCGGCCAGGAACACGGCCAGCTCCCGATCGCCGATCGAGCCTGAGGTATCCACGCCGACCACCACCATCTCGCAGCCATAGCCCCGCTTGCCCGGCAGGATCATGATCGGGTTGAGCACCAGGCGGCGGCGGTTCGGCCGCTTCCACGTCTCGCCGCGGGCGCCGATCTTGCCCGTCACCAGGAGCCTGATGTGGTCGCGCCAGTCGACCTGCGGCGTTAATATCTCGTCAACCAGGCGTTGGATGCTGGCCGGCAGCTTGCCGATCGCCTTGGCGACCGCGGCGGCACGCGCGACCGCTTCCTGGAATTCGTGTTCCTCGGGCAGGTCCACCTCGCCGGTCACCGGGTCCACCGGCGGCGGCAGGATCTCGTCGAACGCGCCACCCCGCGCCTCGGCCTGTTTGTCCGGCTTGCCGAACACGCGGCGCCTGGCGTCGTCCTTGGCGCGGTGCGGCGTATGATCGGGCTCACTCGCCGTCTCACTCGTCGTCTCACTCGTCGTCTCACGGTCGTCGTCAGACGTGCCGGGAGCCGGCGCAGGCGCAGGCGCAGGCGCAGGCGTACCGTCGTCACATGGTTCGCCCTGGCCCTTCCCCGGCGGTGGCTTGGGTTGCTTGGGCGGGTCTTTCCACAGCCGCTCGTAGACGTCCTCCCAGAGCTGATCGCCGGTCACGTCGGGACGCAGCAGCCAGTCGGGATTGATCTTGCCCACGTTGGTCTCGACCAGGTCGGCGTTGATCACGTAGTCGGCGCAGATATTGGCGAACAGCTGGCTGACTGGTTTCCCCTTGAGCGTGCCCGCCTTGAGGTAGTGCATCAT